CCCCATTCTCAGCAACGCCTCTCTGAGCGGTGCCAGTGCCTGCTTTCCTTGAGCATAATAGTGCGTGTCAGCACCACACACAAGACGTGTTTTCTTTATAATCCACTCTTGTATTTCTGCATCATACTCAGCAGGCCTTCTCTCATCCTTCATAAAATTAGTATAGATAGGCTTCGGTGTATCAGCATTTCGCCAATCACACCAAAACTCATCATATGCTTCATCTATAACACGAAGGTTGGGTACTTCACCCACTATCAACTCTTTCCTAGTAGCATACCTATCTCCAAAGGTAAAACCTACACCAGAATTCATCGTAATCGGTCCACATCCTCTCCAGGTCGGAATACCATTCAGGGCTTCATCCCTTGTGATACCTCGCAACCCCTCTGGGTGTGGAATGCCATCCATCACTGACTTCACACAACGACGGAACTTATCTTCATACTCACTTAAATCAATGAGCCTAGCCTTATCTATCCTATCATACGCTAACTGCAACGGGGACACCTTTATACCATCTTTGACATAGGGTGCCAACCTAGCAGGTTGGGTATCAGGGAAAAACAACGACTCTGGCTTATCTGACTGAAGCAATGAAGCTTTTATCTCACTCTTTCCTCCCATCATCTGCGGTGGGAATACATGAGCTATAACCTTAGCCCTGGCTGGAAGCGGAATGCTATCGACTCTTTCTTCGCTAGCAATAACTTCTCTTGCCTGGGTTTTGATTACATCCTCACCAGATACCTTAAAGAAATCTCTAAAATCTTTAAGCATCTCTTGTGTTATAATAACACCATATGCCTTATTCTGATACTCATTACCAGCAACATGCATACCTAGAACAAACCGTCCAGCTCTTCTAGGCGTTACAGAAACATAGGGATTTCCACAATCCCCTTGTCTCGTAAACGCCTTACACTGTAATGCAGGAGCTATCTCATAATCTATTCCACTATCCGTATAGTTCACCTTCTGAGGGAACTTTCCACCCGGACAAAGCTGGACACCAAAAACTGGTTCATCACTAGCTATCTTCTGTTCATACTCACAAAGGCCTAAACC